ACTTCCACCTTCTTCTTGCTTGCCTAATTCTGGAATTAGGATCATTTCTAGTTTTAGCAGAGCTTTTCTTTAACTGCCCAAGAGATCTTGCGCAATAAGACTTACGCCTTTTAGCAGCCTTGCTACCCTTTTTTACTTTACCTGTTACGGCCGTTTTTAGCTTAGATCCAGGATTCGCCTTTCTGTAAGCAGCAACGCCCTTTTTGGTCATTCCTGCTCCAGACTTGGTTTTTCGGTAATTACCGCCTTTGCCTACCGTTCTTCGGATAGGCTTAGATTTTTTTCTAGGCTTTGCCGCTGCCATTCATTAATAATTCTTATTCAAAACCAATATGATTGAATAAGTATCACCGCTTGAATGTGCGACAGTAGTAAAATCTATGTCTCCAGTTACACCAGATCCCGCATTGTTTGGGATCCCGGTAAAAAGGTCATAGTATTCATCACCTGTGCTATCTGCTGGCAAACCAGTTAAAAGAACATTTGTACTAGCATCAAACTCAAGATTTACTCCCATGCCACGCGTGGCCCAATAAATCCTAGCTACTGAAACAGTGGTGCAAGTTTGACCTGCGCTGTTTTTAGCTAATGCTGAAACATCTACTTTTTTGACTGCACTTTCACCGGTACCATCCGAAACATTTGTAAATTTCAAGACGGCGATTTTCTCGCCGTCTTGGATTGTTTGAGATGTTACTGCGTCTGCCATTTTATCTCTCTACGATAGCTGTAACGTAATCGATAGTCATGGTTTTCGCTGCGGCTGCACCGTTTTGTATACCAAAAGATATTGTCAGCTCTTCGTTATCTGGAAGATTTGTGTTGACCACTCCAACTGGTTCTGAATTGTTTACTGAGTAATGCACCAATGCGGTATCTGGATCTACAAAGAAAGCAACAGTAACAAAAGTATCATCTGCCATAGTGTGAATCGCAGTTGTATCTGTTGATGTGCTATCTTTTTCAACGATAAAATCTAAGTTAGTATCACCATCGTCTTTTATAAAGAAAATACCGTCTGAAACCGCTAACGGAGAAGTATCGGTAATTTGTAGGCCCATAACAAAGTCAGATTGTGTAGCATCGCTTACTTTAAATCTAGCTGAAAAATATGCTCTCTTTGAACCTGTTATTAAAAAAGACTCGCCTTTTAGGTTAAAAAAGTCATGGTCGTTATCGCCAGCTGCGTTAGTAATCAAAAACTGACCACCAGCTCCAGAGGTCATTGCCTCAGTTGCGGATCCCGTGCCATCCTCGGTTGTTGTGATTGTCCAATCACCACTGTTATAGGTCATAAAATCATTGAAATAACCATAGTGTGTTTGGTCAGAAGGTAAAGGCATAAACATCGGTTGATCTTTTTTTGCCTTGGTTGCAACGGTATTACCCGCCCATTGGATTTGGTTTTGAAAATGTGGATTAGCCATTATGAACTCCTTTGTTTGTATTAATGGAAACCGGTAAACCGGCCCTCATCAAGCTAATTAAATATATTTAGAAAATGATACTACTAAGGAATTACTTTAGCAACTTAAAGAGACTGCAATTTTTTGATAGTACCAGCAGGAGTTTCATGCAAGATGCCAATGCCGCCGGCATTTTCCCAGGCCACAATGTTTGATTTCTTGTCATCAACCAACACATGTCCAGGTCTTGCAAAAATTGCTTTGTGTTTGCCTTTGAGTGTAGACGTAAGCACAACGTGCGGATCTACATATTGTTTGGTCCAGGCTATCTTGTCGGCCACAACCAAAGGTCTGTTGATCTCGCCAGAGCAAGTTAAGATCTCCCAGGGCAAACCAGATCCTTTAACATAGGCCACTAGATCTAACATGCCTGGCATCGGTGGCATATTTCTGAACAAACGCTTGTTGGTGAACTCGATCTTGCGATCGTCATAGGTTTGTTCGCCGTGTAAGGGCCCGTTTAAATAGTCGGGGCCCTCAACAGCTGTGACGAAGTCGGCTAAAACTCCGTCCATATCAAGGTATATTTTTTGAATCATTAATGTCCCCACCCGTAAGCAGTTTGATAATGAGGACGACCTTCCCAAAGCCTTGCAGTTGCATAACTATTTAAGCGAATACCGTAAGTCCCGATTTTCTTTTTCTTAGGCTTGCCAACAAAAGCATCTTTAGCAGGCATAACTTTATCTTCGCTAGGATAGCCAGAATCTAAACGCTCTTTACCAATTTTTTGTATGGTGGCCATTTTGGCTGTTCTCTCAATTACTTGGTAATAATCAATGTTAGTTTGGTCATAACCCCAGCTTGAAACAAGAATATCACCGACCTGGTAATTTTTTTGGTTTTCCTCTGCCTGGGCCTTTTTATCTGCCGCCCATTTCTTTTTAGAAAGCGCTAAGTTTTCTTGATCTGTGAAATACTTAATTACATAATCGTCACGGGCCTCTTTGGTTTTGAAACCAAAATACTTGTCGTATTTAGATCTCTTGCCGCCGAACACCATGGCCGTGTACTTGGTCCCGCACTCCCAATCCTCAACGTAAGCTACCGCGTCTGTTTTTGCAGCCTTTATTTCTTTAGATCCTTTTGGGATATAAAATTCTCTAGTCATAGTCATTACGCGTCCTCCATGCCTTTGGCAAAGTTTCCTACAATTTCATCACGAACCTCTTGATCGTCTTTACATGCAGCGTAAAACTGATCTACAGGAATGTCGTGCATTTCACTTAATGTTTTGATGTATTTATCAAAACCCACTGTGTGCCATGCTATAACCAAATCTTGTTGGCTAACAGGCGCTTTAAAAATATCCATTACGCGTCCTCCTTGTAAATATATAAAGTACCAGGATTTTCCCAGTCGACCTCATAACCATTGTCTTTGCAGACTTTGACAACCTCTGGGTTGATCCAGGGATCTTGGTCGTAGATCTCAAACTCTGGGCAATCATCTGGGTAGTAGATCCCAGCGTCTTTGCCGTCTTCGCAGCTGATCTTGATACCCTCTCCAGGGTGTTGGAAAGCTGTAAAGCCAGCTTTGTTGATTTCTTCGATTATTTTAATAGCCATTACACCACCTCCTTGTCTAAATCTACCCACTTAACAACCCACAACCACTGATCTTTACCGTCTGGAGTTTCATAACCTTTCATCATGTCGTATTTGTAAATAACATCTTTTTCAATCAAGCTACCAATGGTTCCTTCTGCTGTTTTTTGTGTCCAGCCATTTTTCAAAAGAACCCCAAAGATTTCGTTCATATAGCCATATTCAAACCACTCACTGGTGTCATCGCTCTCACAAAAATCACTACCCTCAACATACTTGTTGAAAAGTTTGATTGCATTTACTTGGTTTTCTGTATATTCCATAGTGCCTCCTGGCTTTTTTTTGTTTTTAATTTCATTTCCCACATAACTAATATACTAAATTATGCACATATTTGCAAGTTTTAATACATATTATTTTAATTAATTTAGGCCAAAAAAAAGGGCCCTGGAGGGCCCTTAATTTGAAATACTTGAGTTATAAACGGTATTTCAAAACGTTCGAGTTATGCACCTTGTGATCCATATACGCCTCTCCAATCGGAGAAACCAAACGAATATCTTTCACGCGCTTTGTAACGAATGTTTCCAGTTGAGAAGTCTGGTTCCATGGAAGTTTCCATGCCAGTTCTTTGGAACATTTTAAGGCCTTCGCCTTGTGCTGTTACAGAAGTTAAGATGAAGAAAGCATCCGGATCATTTAGATAATGATTTACTGAATAACCGCCAGGAAGAACACCAGTGTTCTTGATAGCGTTTAGGTCATTATCAGATGTTCCTACTCTCTGATTAGAATTTAAAATTCTGTCAGCAACAAATACTAATTGTGGTGGCACGATTAGTTTGTCAGCTTGCACAGAGATTGTTAATCCTTTGTCATCTGTGAAAGTAGAGATGTCAATTAAAGCGTCCTCTAATGAAGTTTCATTAAGGTCGGCCATAGTTGTTGCTCTGTTAGCAGCTGTTCCACCACCAGCAAGTGGGTGAGCAGTGTTAATTAGAGAAACACCATCTCCGCCAGTAAAACTGGATGAGAAAGCGTTGTTCAACACATCTGCACCTTTGATCTCTTTGGTGTTAGCCATAGATTTCGCTAATGCTTTGACATATCTTTTTCCTAAAGAGTCATAGAGATTATCTTCAATAGCCTCTTCTGTTAAAGCAAACGCTAACGCCACTGTGTCGTGGGTATAACGTGCACTGAAACTTTCAGATGCTTGATCGAAGTTTACACTTTGACCCTCAGTTTTCGTAGGCGCAGATCCGAAACCGGTAATTAATACCTCTTCTTCAAATGCGCGACTTGAATCTTCTATAGAGAAGATTTCTTCGTATTCACGATCGTATTCATCATAGTTAAGACCAAATAATGAATTTAGACCTGGTTCTAGCTCTTTAGCTAGCTGTGCTCTTGAAATTGCCATTATTTAATTCCTTATGCTAGGCCAGCACCTTTTTGTCCCATGATGTGGTTTTGAATCACACATAGTACATTGGTGTTGGATGATGCTACGTCATCGTTATCGGGATCCTGGGAGATGTCAATACACTTGAGCGGTAACGTTGCGGTCGTAGCACCGGTTGTTACGTCTAGCTCTGCATTAGATCTTCCAGACTTAGTGTCGCCTACTGGTGAGCCTTCGACAACATCAAAGTTACCGAACAGATCCGCTACCGGGAAGGTATCGTCTGCTTGGACTTCAAATATGACGTTTGCGTCATCAATAACGTAAGCAAAAATATCACTAGCAGAAACGCTGCCAGGATAATAGTTTTTAAAAACTTGCTCGCCTGTGGTTGGGTCAGTGTAACGTACACCATTAAACACTCCGACAATTGGAACGGTTCCAGTCGCGGCGTGTCTTCCTATAACCCCAGCTGTAAGCTGAGTAACCAAGTCTCCTTGGAATATAGGTGTTGTAGCTCCACTTGCAATTCTATAACGTGATTGTCCACCGTTATAGGGTGCTCCACCCATCATACGAACAGGTTTGCATCCAAATGCGCTATCTTTATTAGCCATTTAAAATTCTCCTATTGTTGTGGTTGTTACTTTTTCCCAAAAGTAACGTTAGACTCCCTTTTTGAATCATACTGCACATAGCGGCTGTCTTTTCTGGATTCATTAAACACATTATTGTCCAATGCCTCCTTTGATCTAGCCGTTTGAGACTCATAGTAAGCATTACGCTCTTGTTTTGTCTCGA